GAGCGTCTCCGCCGCCTGGCGTGCCGCCGCGATCAAGGACGTGATCAGCGCGTCGTCGTCCGTACCATCCACCCGCAGGTGGCCCTTGGCCTCGGCGAGCGACACCGGTTCCGCGGCGGGTGGGGTAACGAGTTGCAGCGGCATGGCTTAGTTGATCTGTGCGACAGCCGCCTGGTTGAAGGCTTCGGCCGAGGCGTAGCGCGGATTCATGCCGAGCAGCGTCGCAGCAATAATGCTCGCGGCGGTCCCCACGGTCAGCGACAGGCGCACGTAGACGAAGCCGTTGGTGTTGTCGAGGTCTTCGGGCTTGAAGTTGATCAGCGCCTGCTTGTTGTCACCGGTGGCCTTGACGATCTGGGTGATGGCCTTGCCGGTTACGTCCTTCACGCCGGTGCCGATGGCGTCCTGCGCCTGCTGCACCTTGGCGTCGAGCGTGGCCGAGGCGCCCATCACGCCGGTTTGAATGACGGCAAGAAAGGCGAAGAAGTTGGCGACCGAAACCCAGCCGGTGGTGACGGTGGCGGCAGCCTGGCTGATCGGATCGAAGGTGGCGAGAATCGACAGTTCTTCACTGCCTTTGGCGTTGGGGTACATGGAGATCTCCTATGAAATGCAGAACGGGGCACAGTGGCCCCGCCGGTGGATTAGCGCGCGCCGAGCTGGATGTACGGCGAGAGCGTGTTGCTGCCCTTGGCCGGGGTGATCGGGCTCGTGATCTTCGATTGCCCGTCCATCCGGAAGGTGGTCCGGAACGCCGTGAGATCGGCATCGAAGTAGAGATGCATCGAGGTCGCGGTCTGCATGCCGCCGGCCTTGGTGATGGTCTGGTAGTACGAGAGATCCGCCAGGATCACGTCGCCCTGCGACGAGAAGGTGTTGGCGTGTTGGGAAACGAACACCGGGCGACCCAGGAGCGTGCCGTAGGGCGACAGTTGAATGCCGCCGACCGACTGCCCGACCGGCAGGTAGATCGGGTAGTTGCCGAGCGTCAGGGTGAACAGCGCCGGCAGCACGTCGTTGTTCACGATCCACACCGAGTGGGTGAAGGAACCCGGCGGCAGGCGGGCGATCATCTTGGCGAGGTTCTGCGCTACCAGCGTCTGCGTGGCCTGACCGGATTCCTTGGCCACCGTGACGACAGCGGAGCCGATCAGGCACCCGAGGGGAACCCCATTGCCGGCGCCGAACAGAATCGACTCGTTAGCTTTCCAGCGGATCGATGACGCGACCTTCTCCGGCAGGTAGCTGGTGAGCGCGCTGGCGTCGTCCAGGAGTTCGTCGGTGGTGGGAACGAGCGCCATCAGCTTCTTGAGGCGCAGGGTCGCGAGGCCCAGTACCGGCTTGTTGGCGTTGGCAGAAGCCGCTTCGCCCTGCCAGTAGGCGCGGATGCCGTTGGTCCCCCAGGGCGTGGTCTCGTCCTTCGGGAAGGCCATGCTGTTGCCGGTGATCTCGACGTTGTCGGTGAGCGGCAGCAGCGAGTCTTCGCCGAGCGAGAGCTTGAAGATCTCTTGGGAAAACTGCGGCGGCACCAGAAAACCGCCGTCCTGGCCGGAAGCTTCGTTGCTGAAGTTGGACGGAGCGGCGGCGCTGATGCCGCCGATCAGCAGGCGGGAATCGATCGGCTGGCCGGGCTTATCGGCCTGATAGACGGCCTGCATGAATTCGCCCAGGGATCCGAAGCCACGCCGGGGGTCGGCTTCGCGGTTGTCGGTGACGATCGGGCCGATGGCACTCTGGATGCCGATGCGCGCTTCGTCGGCGATCAGGGCGGCTTCGCGGTCGATGGCCGCCGAAGCGGCATCGATGCGCGTGCGCAGGGCGTCGAAGGCGGTGACTTCCTCGTCGGTCAGGTCGCGGTTCTCCGAAGCGGCGCGGTCAGTGAGGCTGCGGGCTTCCTTGATCAGGGTGGTCTTGCGAGCCTGTAGCTCGCGCAGGTGCTTACTCATGTGGATCTCCAAAAGCAAAAACCCGCGCGAGGCGGGTTCGAGGGGCACAAAAAAGCCGCCCGGGGGCGGCTTGGGTGGGGGACGACCGACGGGTCGTGTCAGGGAGCGGCGTGGCTCAACGGCGCGTGGCAGTGATGCAAAGTTTCAGTCGCTTGTTCTCGGGTAATACGGGTCGAACGACCGTTCAAGGCTTGGTTGCTGTCGTTCAATTTTTTGCGAGTCACCGGCAATAGACGACCCCAAGCGGTCGATCAGCGATTTGCAAAGCAACCGTTCCCCGCCGTTGGATGTCGGCTCGACCGAAGGAGTTAGACATTTAATGACTTCTGCATGTTACACATTTTTCAATAGTCATATACAAGCCAATACTCGCAACACGGACAGCAGTAGGCGCCGCAACGGCTTGTTTTACTGTGTTCTGGAAGTCGTTGACCTTGCCCGTGTAAAGCCAATGAGATGGGCTCTCCAGCTTCATTAACTCAAATCCATCCTTATCATTTAGCGAGAATTCGAACGATATTGCGTAAACGGCATCTTCGATCGGCAAAACTGTAATTTCACCTGCTTTATATTGTTCTTTTTTTTCGACTTTATATTTTTGTGGAAGTTTTTCCAAATCTAATTTGTCTATATCTACTGAAATAACGTAGCCCAAAACTACATCATCACTCGACGCTTGAAGTGCCTTTATAAATTTGCCTTTTCCAGACAACTTTCTTATTTCAGGTATGGGAATATCTGAATCCAAAAGCGCCTCGGGAGTTAACATGTAGCCTTTATCAGATCGACCAATTGTGAATTCCATCCAATCATAAGTTTTCGTAGTTGTCACTATTATCAAAAGATAAGAACATGCCGCCAAAATGAGTAATATCGATGCTACCAAAATAATTATTCTTCCATTAGTTTTCATTTTCCTCTTTGCCTAACGACGGCGCCCCCTGCAACGCCAATTAGAACGCAACGCAACCGTACCTCGATGCGCACAGAGTTCAAGATGCGTTACCAAAAAAGTCCATCACTTGTTCATGAGATATCTGATCGTTTCCGAAAGTCTCGGACAGACCTCGCCTTGAAGCGCCGATCAACCCATTTCTGAATGCGTCGTCGAGCGCATTGGGGGCGTAAATGCTCCCACAGGACGGGTTGGCGCATCGAACGACATCGCTGCCCGACGGATCAATCACGAAGAATTGGAGGCCGTAGCGGAGGACGGCTTGAATAATTACGTCGTTGACGTGCGGGTCGCGGAATCCGTAGCCAATCACAAATAGTCTTGAACCGCCCGCTGACAATCTCTCTCGGAACTCGTCGAAGTACCTTGTCAAGATAGCGTTAGAGCGAATTGCGCGGCTCTTTTCGCCGCCAATCACCAGCAACGAGCCACCGACCGAATCTTTCCAGTTCGACGATCCATGAAGCTTGAAGAACGGCTGGAGGGCGTCCTCAATTCGAAAGTTCTCCAGTGGTAGTGGTACCCACACGTCCTTACCCCAAGACGGGTCTGTGCTTGCCGCGTTATTCGGAATCCTCAGTAACCCGGGTAATTGAGGGCCGTTCCATCTCCTCGGCCCCGCTAGTTCGATGTGGCGGAAATAATGGTGCTCCAGAAGAACATCCTGATTCAACGTAAAGATCGCGTCGAACCGCACCAGAAAAGTTCGAAGCAAACGATCAATGTGTTGCTGGAACTCCATCCCGGGAGCATCGAAGAACGCCTGATTCATCTGTTCGAACACCTTCAATACCGCGTTTTGGAGCCGGCGGAGGCTTAGATCATATTTTGCAGGGTCAGTATCAAATGCGACTTGAACTTCTGCGAGAGCGTTCTCGAAACCGCCAGTAGTCTTGTGGTTCCACAGTAGACCCATCAGGTACTCGTCCTGTGCGACCTCCTTTTGGCTGATGAGATAGTCGAAAACTTCGTTGGCCAGTAGTCCGCCCCAGTTTCGGCTGAAACCGGCACCGAGTAAGAGGACGTGCTTCATACGGAAGCCTCGTACGGTGTTGCGCGCATAGAGTTCGTTCTAAGTGTGTTATCGGGAGACGGCTTTGCGCCATAACTCCGGCGCCTGCTCCCTAACTCGGCGTCGCCCAGCGCATGAAAAGCCCCTCCACGACGGGCTTTGCGGAATTTTAGCGAGAGGTTTATACAGTACTAAATAAACGCGCAAATCGGCACCTTGAAATATAGCGTACCAGCATACACCGAGAAGACATGAACGGCCGCTTTAGTGCGTCGTCGCTATCGGCTGCTTCTGGCTGGCTGCACGCATTCGAATTCTAAACCTGAACGGCCGGAAATGCGTGCAAAGCAGCCCATGAGTCGAGCAGTTCCACCTGTCATGCCTCGGCACCAAATATCTCAAGCTCCCGCCGTGCCTGAGCCAGTCGGCTTGCCTTTGGCCTGGCGCTGGACCTCGCATCCCGTCGCATCTTCCTGACGACCTCGTCGAACGTGGCCACTCCGTCGACCATGCCCTGCGCCTGCGCTTCGTCGGCACCAAGCACACGACCCTGGCCCATCCCCTCGCGGACCTGAGCAATCGGCACCCTCCGCCCGCGCGCCACCGCCTTGGTGAAACTGGCGTAGTAGTCATCCACACGCGACTGCATGAAACCCTGCGCCTCCTCGTCGAGCGGCGCATACGGGTTGCCCTCGACCTTGTATTTGCCGGCCGAGATCAGCGTCGGCTGGATGCCTTCGGCGGCAAAGGCCTGCGAGTAGTCGAAATGCGCCTGCCAGACGCCGATCGAACCGACCTCGCCGCCCGGCGTGACATAGAACTCCGACGCCGAGCAGCCGATCCAGTACGCTGCACTGGCGGCGAGGCTGTTGGCGATCGCTACCACGGGCTTCTGCGCCCGGGCACTGGCAATCTCGTCGGCGAGTTCCGACACGCCATAGACGCTGCCCCCGGGACTATCGATGTCGATCAGGATCTGGCTGACCGAGTCATCGGCCAGTGCCTGGCGCAAGGCAGACGCAAACTGCTGCGTGCTGACACTCCCCGGCCCCGACACATCGTCCACCATGTTGCCCCGCTGAGTGACCACGCCGTACAACGGCAGCACCGCGATCCCGCCGCTGGAGACCGCCGTCGCCACCTGCCGGCGCGCGTCGCGCACCGCACGGTCTGCCGCGATGCCTGCCAGCACCTTCTCGCCAGCCGGGACATCCTGCGACCAGCGCGCCAGGACGGCTGCCACCGCATTCAGCCGTTCGGGCATCAGCGCCCAGGGCGTTGCCAGAAACTCGGCAATCAGCAAGTGGTGGTGCATCGTGTCATCCCCATCCGTCATTCGTCCATCGGTTCCGCTGCATCCTGCGCTGGCGGTTTCGCTTGCTCGCCATCACCCGCCAGATTGCCGGCAGACCCTTCCTCAACCATATTCAACGGCCGCAGCGGCTCATCGAGCCCTTCCAGCGGATTCAGGTTCTCCGCGATCCGCGCTTCGTTCCGCGTCAGCCAGCCGTTCTGAATCCCACTCTGGTAGTACGACGACCGGCTGGCGGCATCGCCGCGCATCAGGTTCGCGAAATCGAACTCGACTTCCAGATCGTCGCCGTCGAACAGCAACTCGGCCTCGATGCTCGCTTCCCACCGCTCGGCCCACGGCGTCATGGTGTGCATCACGAATTCCAGACTCTGCTGCTCGATGTTCGAGAAGGTCGCGCGATCGAGATCCGCAATCATGTGCGGCGGCACCCGAAACAGCCGCGCGATGTCGGTGATCTGGAATTTCCGGAGTTCGAGAAACTGCGCGTCCCGGTTGGTCACCCCCACCTCATGAAACTTCATGCCGTTCTCCAGCACCAGCACCTTGCCGCGGTTCTCCCCCGACTGCGCCGCCTGGTACGACTCCCGAAACACCTTCTTCGCCTCGCTGTCCTTGAACGA